GCTTGTATTGCGGCGCCACTCCACATCAGCGGCAGCCTGGTCAATCTTGGCGTTGCGCCCTGTGTGGGTCACGGCCTGCCGCAACCGCCCATCTTTGATGGCTTTGCGCACCGCCTGCGGGCTGACCCCACGGTGCGTGGCGTACTCAGGAATTGAAAGCATCATCAATCATGAAACCCAGTGATGAACGGCACAGCGCGGCAGGTTGGCGCATCTTGCCAGGGGAATGCGATGGGCTGGCAAGCGCCTTCCATCTTGATAACGCTGTTCCATTGCTGGGTATCGCTGGCGTCCACCCAGAACCAGGCGTCCACGTCATAAAACTTAACAATAAGGTCGGGCAGCTGTTTACAGCTGGCAATCACCCCATCCACGAGCAACATCCCAGCCGCAGGCTTAGGCAACAGCGGCAGGTCCAGCCTGTGCGACAGCGCCACGGCCATGACCAATCCGGCGGGGCTGGCGCCATAGACGCCGCTGCGCCTGCCTTGGATGCACTGCGCAGCGATCAGGTCAATAGCTGCATCAAACCCGGCCCAGCTGAGCTGCATCATCGTTAGTGCCCATAGAAAGCATCCAGCGCATACCAGACCAGGCTGTTCCGGTAGCCGCCTGGATGCGTTGGCACAATGGGCGTCACACCATGCAAGTTCCGCCACGCCGGGTAAACAAGAAGCGAGTTATCCGCGCTGTTGAAAGTGGTGTCGTAATCAGGGACGAACAGGTTGCCGCCGATGGCGTTGCGGCGCTTTGTGATGATTGCATTGATCCCACCCTTCACGTTCAGATTGTCTTGATGCATCCGGGCGGCAATGTTGCAGTTGCTGATACTGCTGCTGAACAGCTCAGCAAAACGCCACTTCTCAGGCACGCGGCGCAGCACGGCTTCACGATGCATTGCATACACCTCCGGGGCTGCCTGCTCAACAATGCCCAAGGCTTCTGTGCCGGCCTTGATCATGGCTTTGACAAAAGTGCGGGCGCTGGCCACGGTATGCACGGCGCTTCGGTTGGGATAGCCGCGCCTCATATGTGGTTTAGGCGGGATGCTGCCCAGAATGCATGAATACTGATCCACGATTCTGTACTGCATTTTGCCGTCAGGGCCTTTACCCATCGGCTGCTTCCGCTCCATCAGGCTCTTAGGCACGCGATCGCTGTTCAGCTCAGCGTCGGCAATGTTCACCAGGGCCTGCAGGCGTTCAGGCAGCTTGGCCAGGTAAAAGCCAATAGGCTTTCCGTCCTCCCCGATGAACATCGTGTCTTCAAACAAGGTTGGAGGCCGTTCGGCCGGTTCGTCATTGATCTTGAAGGCGTGGGCCACTTTCTGCAGATGGACAGTTTTCATAGTTGGCACAGCTTGCGAAAGTTGGCTTCGGATTCAGCAGGAGTTTCGTTTCTCCAAATGGCTTTCGGGCCAGGAAACGCTTTGAAAAAACTGACCCGGCTGCGCATGTTGGATGCGTATGTGTTTTCGTTCCAGCCACCGCTGCCGCGCTGCAACACCCGGCGGTAAACGACATCACGCGGCACGTTTAGCAGAATGCAAGCCAGGTCAAAGCCCATACCCTGCAGAACACCGATGTCCTTCTTGGCTGAGTAATACTGGCCAGCGATGACCAGCTTGCCGGTGTAGTTCTGCAGGCTGGCCCAGACTTCGGCCTTGCTGTCACCGCTCAGGCTGTCGGCGCCAAATTGCTTACGGCCCAGAATGTCGAACTCCTGGCAGCGGCAAACGTAATTGGATTGCCCAACAAAAGCGGCCCGCTCAATGATTGTGCTTTTGCCGGCGCCCATGGCCCCAGTCAAAAAAACTGCCTGCTTCACAGCTTGGCCTTCTCAGCGGCCAGCTTGTCAATCAGCATCATGCCGACGTAGCCACCTTGCGCACGCCAGAACTTGACCAGCTCCTGGGCTTCTTCGTAGTGCTCAGGCTCAAATTCAATCTGTATGGCCTTCTTTACGTCACTTGCCATTTCGTCGAGCTGTTTGTCCAGGTCGTCCTCGCCGTCCAACACGCTGTAATCCAACTCGGCGCCAAAGCTGGGCAGGTCATCGCCCCAACCCAGCAAGGTCAAGTCAAACTCCAGGCCTTCCAGGTCTGCCAATTCAGCTTTCAGCAGTTCGTTATCCCAGCCAGCGTTCAGGGCCAGTTGGTTGTCGGCAATCACATACGCCCTGCGTTGCGCCGGGGTCAGGTGGTCTAGCACCACTACAGGCACCTCATCCAAGCCCAAAGCCTTGGCGGCCATCAGGCGGCCATGGCCGGCGATGATGCCAGCTTGCGTGTCGACCAGGACCGGATTTAAGAATCCGAACTCCACAATGGACGCGGCAATGCGGTTTACCTGTTCTTCGGAGTGGGTGCGCGGGTTGCGGTCATAAGGCACCAGCTTGTCGGCGGGCCAAACCTCAACTCGCTTGGCCATGGCTGGCTTGATGGAGACGGGCATGGTTTGGGCTAGGTGGGGTGGCTTGGCAAATGTTAGACACCCAATAGGCCACAAAAGCAACCAAAGCGCAACCTCTAACGTATTGGTTTCCCTCGGCTTTCCGGTGGTTGCCGATTCATTGAAAATCTCCGCCAGCCTGTCAACTTGCCTGCCATGGAGGGAGGCAAAGCGGCAGGCAAAATGACAGGCGAGTCTGTAATCCCTTGCGGCGCAATGCTTTTCGCAACCCGAAAAAACCGCTGACACTGGCCAAAAAACGGGAGCGTGGCGCCCGCAGGCTGGCCGGCCAGGGGGGACCCAACCCGGCGGGGGGGTGTGGGCAACAAAGGCAAGGGATGCCCCTGGGTTGCGCAGCGGACGCCCTGTGCCTTTGTGGGATGTGTGCAGGGGTTGCCCCCGACTGCCTTACCTGACAAACCCTGCAGACACCTTCTTGATGCCTTGCACAATGCCGTTCTGCAGTTGCTCCTCAATGCGCTGCTCAGTGGCTTGCTGGATGGCCCCTTTGTGTTTGCCACCTGAGTAGATGGCATGGATGGACGGCCCATGGACCACCCGCAGGGGCATACGTGCCTGGCCCTTGCGCTTAAAAGGAAGGCCCTTGGCAATAAAGCCGCCCTTCACGATGCTGCGCTGGCCCTTGAAAATGGCAAGGGACAGGCCTTTGGCTGTTTCCTTTGCCTTGTACTGCATTGCCGTTATTGGTTTGCGGCTGGTCCTAATGATTGCTGTTTGCCCACCATCCCGATAGGTGGGCTGGGATACGTCTTGCTTGATGCGCCCTGCGCTGAGTGAGTACCGCTGGCCGACTTCCTTGGCGAGGGTAGTGCGCCCACCACGGGCGGCAATCTTTACGCCATGCTTCACAGCCTTTGGAATGTCCTGGGCAGACATGCGCTGCAGCGCGGCGACCAGCTCTTTGTCGCCAAGCACCCGAGCAGTGAGCCGAATGTCAATTTGTGCCATTGAACGGGCCTCCTGTATCCAGGCTAGGGGGGCAGAGGCTTTCAGAGGTTCCTTGAGGGCCGCTGAGGTCTGTTGAGGTTTGTTGAGGTTTTGCGCGTGCGGTGGTTACGGTGTGGTTACGGTCAGCGTAACGGATGTAAACCTTTGCGCCAGAAGGCTTTAGGTGCCATGCGTTACACGTTACACCTATTTTTTAAGAGAGGTAAAAAAAAGAAGAAGGAGGGGCACACACACACACAGCACAAAGGGGGGCTATTGCGCCAGGTTGGCGTAACCGCTGCAACATACGCGAAAACCCCTGCACTGCAAGGGTTTTAGGGTGTTACACAGGGCGTAACTTGGTTACAGTGCCGCCAATGGCAAGCGTGTCGCGCGGGATTTGGCCCCTGCGCCTTTGAAATGCACAACACCGGCCCGCTCAGCACCGGGCAAGCGTGCGAGCACCGTTGCCCAAGAATGGGCCCAGGCTGTGTCCTGCAAAATCGTCCGTATGGCCTGGGCAGTGTTGCTCACCAGGAGATGCCCTGTGTCCTCCACGCGAAGGCCATTGCGGCCTAAGGCAGCCTGCGCAAGGTTGGTACTAATGTCCAAGCTCATCTCGGCACCCTGCGCCAGCTCAACGACCTCGCCCAAAGTGCGGGTAAAAGTGCCGTGATCTGTCTCAATACGAATTTGATGCTGCAGTAGGCGCTGGATGCACTGCACCTCGTCGGGTACTTCAGTGGCCTGGCTGTAAGGCTCCCAGTCGTTGTCCTCAATCAGCGCACGGGCTTCAGCTTCGGTTGGGACATGATCATGCATCAATGCCCAGGCGCCGGCTAAAAGCGTGCCGTATTGGTCACCTTGGCGCTGGCTGTCAAAGGCATCAGCAGCTACGCGGGTAAACACGCGGCACGCTTGGCGGATCATTGGGATCAACGCCACAGTGCGAGCGATGAGCCGCACAGCAAACTCAGGCGTAATGGTTTTTTCTAGGTCGCGCTCTAAAGATTCCCAGTGGGCCTGGCGCTCATCCTTCGGTGTGTCATTGCCGTTGCGCAGTGTGAGTTGAGCAAACCGGGTGCGATCTGCGCCTTGCTTTAGTGCCGTCGTGATGGACGACATGAAGAACATGCTGCGGATATGGAAGCGTGTCACTTCCCCGCTCGGGCTGCCCTTCAGCATCTTGGCGTGCGACTCGCTACTGGCTACGCGGGCCAAAGCCAGCACGTTCTGCATCCTGTACTGGTCCTGTTTTTCGTTTGATTCAGCCTCATCAAATACCACAGGCAGCGCATCACTGCGCAATGCCTGGCGCAAACCGGCCTCGCTTGTGTTGCCGGCGACGTTCAAGCCAAGGTCGGCCAGCAAAGGGGCCACAAACTTGTCCAGGATGGCGCTTTTGCCAGTGCCGGCGCCGCCTGTTAACCAAGCGTGCGGGCGCCAGTCCAGCGCACCGCAAATAGGCGCCAAAGTGGCCCAGCCAGCCAACAGCAGGCCAGAAGCTGGTACTTCCCAGCGAAATCGGCAGGCCAAGGCGGCCACCATCGCAGCTTCATCGGCATTTAACGGGCAAAGGCCGGGGCCCTCCAATGCCTGGGCGCGTTGGTACAGGTAACGCGACTGAAGCGCGGCCGTGATCGGCATGGTTTCACCATCAACGATCAAACGGTCGCCTAAATGCACAACAGCCCGGCCGGCATCGTGCCAAGCGCCCCTACCTCGTATGCGTTCAGGGCTGTAGACGCCAACGGCTGAGCACTGCTGGAACAGGCTGGCAGCTGCGGCCACCCATTTCACACCTTCGCGACTGCCGGGGTACAGCGATTCCCAGTAGGGCAACGGGGCCAGCGCGACAAGGTTGGTACTGTTGTGGCTTGCGCGGCTCAAGCGCATCACCTGGCCGGTGTTGTTTGGCTGGTAGTAATAATTTTCGCCGTCAAAGCCCAGGCACTGAAACGGCGGCGCTGAGTCAGGCTCAGCATCAGCGGCTGTGGCAGCCAGTGGGATAGCCCTGGGGGCCACATGACTGATATGGGCCGTTACCCAGGCGGCGGCCTGCTGCTGGGTCCACTGGGCGTCAGCCAGGTCCCAACCGGTTTTCCATGTGGGGCCGTTGGCAACGATGCGCACAGTGACCCCCGGCAGTTGCAGCAAACGCTGCCCCAACTCATCCATCGCCTGCTCACCTGGCGCATCGTGATCAGGCCAGAGCACAACCTTTCGCCCGGCAAGGGCGCTCCATGCTGTTTTGCTAATGGCCTTACAGCCGCCGGACCATGTGACGACCACAGCTTGCGGAAACAAAAGCGCGGCGGCGTCTGCTGTTTTCTCGCCTTCAACTACCAGCACATTGGCATCAGGCCGCTCGGCCAGGCCAGCCTCGTTATACAAAGGGCGGCTATCGCCCAACGGGGCTTTCCAGCTCCAAACAACACCATTCCAAGTCAGCGGGCGAATGGCTTTGCCGGCAAAGCGGCAAACGTAAAAAGTTGGGCTGTATTGCCAAACATGTTCAGCCCCACTGGTAGGAGGGGCAACAGGCGGCGCGGGTATGGACGCAGTTGAAGTCCCCTGAGGTCCCTTGAGGTCTATTGAGGTTCCTTGAGGCTTTGTGGCCGAGCGTGGCGCTGCAGCAGAAAGCCGTGCCGGGGCTTTTTCCGCACCGATACCCAAGTGTTCTTCAACAGCGCGTGCGGCTTGTTTGTAATCCCAGCCTTTGACGCGCATCAGCAGGTCCATACCGTTGCCAGCGCCGCCGTTCTGGTGTTTGCCGCCGCAACGGTTGCAAAACCAGGATCCGCTACCGTCCTTGTCATCAAACCGGTAGCGGTCCGTGCCGCCGCACAAAGGGCAGGGCTGATGGGCGTCAGTCAGTTGCTGGTCGGTGAGGCCGCCAAGACACGCCAAGATTTCCGGCCAGCGCCCACGGGCGGCCCGCGCTAGGTCAGCCATGGTTAGTCCAACCTTTCTTTCTCAATCTCCAAAGCCAACCGGCGCAGCTCTGTTACAACAGTGCGAGGCGTGGACCCTGGCATGTGAGCCAGCAGGGCGGCACGTTGGCGCAGCAGTTCACCCATGCGGCGCCGCTCGTAAGAAACACCAGCGGCAAACGCCACAGAGTCGCGCAGTTCCTGGGGTCTCATGCGTCGGCCTCTTGCGCTATGGCAGCTGAAGTCCCTTGAAGTTCCTTGAGGTCTATTGAGGTTCCTTGAGGTCCCAATGCCAGGGCGGCCCGTTTGCGAAAAATGCGGCAGGCCCGGACTACTCCTTCAGCTGCTGTGTAAGTCCAGTTGCGGTGCTGTATCTGTTGCGTGGCCCAGTGCTCGGGTTGCTTGGCCCATCTGAGGACGGCCTCGTCGCTGGCTGGCGAGCATCTCATGGCATCTCGGTAAAGGCATCGCAGGCGCTGCAGGCATTGCTGAGGGGTGAGTGTTGCCATCGCGGGCGATGCAGGTTGACCGGCCCAGTGTGCGGGTGCTGGGCAGTTGGTAAAGGTGGGCTGTCGCAATTTGAAATCAGGCTCTGCCGTCAAGGATGGCGCGGGCCTGGTCCACTGTCCGAGCCACGCCGGCAAGTCCACCAGCGGCACGGACCACCTCAATGAATCGCAGCTGTTCGGGCGTAGCCCTGGCCCTGTCCTTGACTTCGATTGCCACGAAAACGGCCACCGATTGCCCCACCATGTCCGGAGTGATGGTGACCGTGTGCCACCCGATAAGGTCGCTGCTGCCGGTGCAGAGTCCGTAGCGGACCAGGCGGCCGGAGTGGTCTTTAAGAGCGCCTGTGTTGTTGCGGAACAGGCGAGCAGCGCCACAGCCCAACGCCAAACGGATTGAATTTTGGACGACGTGCTCATTGCTGCGCCCTCCGGCCATGACGGTGCTGACGGGCGTTCCAGATGTGATGTGCCCAGCCGGGACTGTAGCCGCGCTGTGCGGCCAGGGCCTGCAGGGCTTCAAGGGTCTTCGCTTGCGCACGCTCCTCGTCCTTGCCGCGCTTCACCAGGCGCAGCTCTGCGCAGGGGGTCCATTCCGAGGACCAGGCCGCACCTGGCCCAACATTGGGCACGATCAGTTCGTTGCCTGTCTGTGATCGCAGCAGGAGGCGGGCGTGCCAGCCGGTGTCAAACCGGGCTACCGCCTCCACCCGCATCGGCGGAAGCGGGTGCGTGGCACGGGCGGGCTCATCCTTGAACGTCACATAATCGCCCACGCGGAACGCGGCAAGCTCCACAAGATCGCCGTCAATAACGGCCAGCTCGCGCCTCTCAGTCTGAAACTGGTGGCCGCACACGGGGCACACGGTGGCCGCCGATGGGATGGCGGCAAAGCACCCGTCGCATACCTTCACTGGCGGGGCGGCGTCACGGTTGCGCTTCCTGCGGCCCTTCAGGCTCCAGTCACGCGGGTCAGTGGGCAGGCCGTGCCGCTGGGTGTTGCCGACGTGATCCATGATGATCGCGTGGTCCTTGCCAGGCGCCGGGCGCAAGCATCGCCCCACCTGCTGCAGGAACAAGCCAAGCGATTGCGTAGGTCGGAGCAGGATCGCGCCTGTGACGCTGGGAACGTCGGTGCCTTCGCTGATGATCTGGCAGCTGGCCAGCACCTTGATCCGCCCGGCGCCCAGGGCCTCGATCAGGCCGCGCCGGGTGTTCTTGTCCATGGTGCCGTCAATCACTGCAGCAGGAAAGCCGGCGGAGTTGAAGGCATCGGCTACCGCCTGTGCGTGGGCCACCGTGCAGCAAAACGCGATAGCGGTGCCCGGCGCAAGGTGCCGGCGATAGTGAGTCACAGCATCGCCCATGATGCCCGCCTGCTGCAACTGCTGCTCTGCTTCATTCATGCGGTAGTCGCCGCCCAGCTTGCGGACGCCGCTCATGTCCAACTTGTTCGGTGGGGCATACACGCGGGCCGGCGCCAGGTAACCCTCTTCCGTGAGCCAAGCTGCATCTGGCCCGATGACCATCTCTTGGAAGAAATGGCCCAAAGCCTGGCCGTCTAAACGCTCTGGGGTCGCAGTGACCCCTAAAACTTTGGCCCTGGCGTAGTGGTCAATCACCTTTGACCATTGACCAGCGACGGCGTGGTGTGCCTCGTCAACAATCAACAAACCGAAGAAGTCAGCTGGAACGCGATGCAGCCGCCGCGCCAGGGTTTGCACGCTGGCAATCTGGACGCTGTGGCTCAAATCCATACTGCGGCCGGCAGCGATAACGCCGTGGTCCATGCCCAGCGCCTGCAGGCTGCGACTGGCTTGATCTACCAGTTCTTGCCGGTGGACCAATATGCAAATGCGGTTACCGCGTTGGGCGGCTTGCTCAGCAATGTGGCTAAAAATGACCGTCTTGCCGCCGCCCGTGGGCAGGACGTATAGGCAGCAACGTGTACCTCTCATAAATCCGAGCCGCAGGTTGTTTACTCCCTCTTCCTGATACTTCCTAAGTTTTACTTTCACTTTCCGGAATCTTTGTAAGTCGTTGACAATACAAGGAAAACACGGCAAATACGGGTACGCAAGTAATGTTTAGAATTGTTTCAATAAGAGCCGTGAAACGCAGTGATGATGCAGGATGCGGGGAACCACCCCTTTTCAAAAAAACATGCGATGACTACCCCCTGCATTGCCATTGAACTGAGCAACGCGGAGTACCATGAGCACCCTGCTGTCTCGAAAAGCCACCTGGACAAGGTTGCGAAAAGTCCAGCGCATTACTGGGCCAACTTTCTTGACCCAGAGCGCGTACCGATGGCTCCAACCGACGCCATGGTCCTGGGCACCGCATTACATACCGCCGTGCTGGAGCCCCACCTATGGAGCGAGCAGTTTGCCATCGCTCCTGATGGCATTGACAGGCGTTACAAGGCTGGGAAAGAAGCCTGGGTCGCTTTTGAAGCCGAAGCCCAAGGCAAAACGGTTATGACGGCTGAAGATGGCCAACGTATCCAGCGGATGGCCCAGGCAGTGCATCAGCACCCGGCCAGCAGCATCCTTCTCAACCTGCCAGGGGTTGTGGAAGCCAGCTACTTCTGGACTGACGACGAGACCGGCCTTGAATGCAAGAGCCGGCCCGACTGGCACAGCACGGACCGCCGTCTGATTGTTGACCTCAAAACTACTCAAGACGCCAGCCCCCAAGGTTTCCAGCGTTCGGTGGCCAAGTGGCGTTACCACGTTCAGGCCCACTGGTATCAACGCCCCTTTGCCGAAGCTGAACATTTCCTTTTCGTGGCAGTGGAAACGACCGCGCCTTTTCTGGTGGCGGTTTATGCGGCAACCCCTGCAATGGTTGCAGCCGGCGCCCGCGTTGCTGAACGTGACCTGCGCCTCATTGCTTCATGCCGCCAGTCCAACGAATGGCCTGGTTACGGCGACACCATCCAACCCCTCGACCTACCTAACTGGTGTAATGACTGATTCAACCGCTTTGACCACAACGGCTCAGGCGCCTGCAGCAATGGCGTCCAAAATCCAACTCGAAATACAGGAGTTTGAACTCGACTGGCGCCGCGCCAAGGCATTGAGCATGAGCCGGATGGTGCCGCCGCACTTTCAAAACCATGCTGAGGACTGCATGGTGGCCGTAATGATGGCCCGGACACTTGACATAGACCCGCTGCGGGCTGTGCAAAACATTCACGTCGTCAACGGCCGGCCTGGCTTTGACGCCAGTTTCACTATTGGGTTGGCAAATACGCGAGGGCCGTTTACCGGCCCAATCACCTGGACAACGCAGGGGCAAGGCGAAGATTTGAGTGTGACAGCGGAAGCAACAATTCGCTCTACTGGGCAAACAGTCACCAGCACCGTTTCCATGCAAATCGCCAGGGCTGAAGGCTGGACCAAGAACCCCAAATACCGCACGATGCCAGAGCAGATGCTCAAATACCGGTCAGCGACGTGGCTGATACGTTTGCATTGCCCTGAAGTATTGATGGGCCTGCAGTCCAGCGAAGAACTGGCAGACGTGCAGTATGTGCAGGTCAAAGAAGAGCCAAGGCGATCAAATGGAAGGCGTAGCACAAACGCCGTAGCAGACATTAACCAACAAATCAAAGAAATGGCTGCAATGGTGGAAGTGTCACAAACTGCGCCTACATCCGTGGGCGCTGCAGAACAGGATTTGTCAAGCACGCCAATAGAAGGAGGCAGCGGGCAGATTGACGATCCATTCGCATAAGGGAAACTGTTTATGAGTGAACGTCTCTACTTAACGAGCAAGGAGCTCGCCCATCGGTGGCGGCTCAGTGAACAAACGCTGGCGAACTGGCGCCACGCGAAGAAAGGCCCGCCATTCTTGCGCATCGGCGGGCGCATTTTGTACCCACTTTTAACAACACACGATTACGAGCACAAATGGCTTACACAGCACAACTCACAGGCAACCTTGGCCGCGACCCGGAGCTGAGATACCTGGACAACGGCAAGATCGTTGCGAACTTTACTGTCGCCGTGCGGCAAAGTAAAAAGGAAGCGCCGGCGCGATGGGTCAAGGTTGCCATCTGGGGCAAGCCTGCTGAATACGTTGGCGACTACGTCCGCAAGGGCGACAGCGTGCTGCTCATGGGCCGCGTGGAAGCGCCTGAGGTTTACACGCGGAATGACGGCAGCACTGGCATCGCCGAAGTATTTGTCGCAGACAACGTTGAAAAGTTTGGCGAGCGCCAGCAGCAGGGCCAGGCTGCGCCAGCGCCCACGCGCACGCCACCGGAGCGGCCTGTGTACAAACAAGCTCCTCCGGTGGCTGCAATGGCCCCGCCTGTTGGTTTGCAGCAACAGCCCACGGACAACGACATACCTTTCTGATCTGCATCTGGGCCCGCTTTGGCGGGCCTTGCCACCAATCATGGACGCCGACTACATCACATGGCTACGCCGGCAGTACCGCTGTCAAGACGTGCTCAATCTTGTCCACTTGAGCGCTCTGGGCACCGGCTGGCACCGGCTGGCTGACCTGGCGGTGACCTTTGGCAGCCACGCTAAAACCACCAATCAATCGATGCTCCGGTTACGCCGGCACGGCCTTGTCCAGTATGTGAGCTATGGCAAGGGCGGCACCTTTATATGGTGGTACAAGCGCCACCCAAGCGACCGGCCGAACATTCAGAGAGACTGGCCGCGTTGGGTGCTGCGCGACACGACCATGCGCTGCAACCTGGAAGTGATGCTGGGTGAGCAGTCGCTACTGGCTGACCGCCTGCATTTGCACCCAGGCACAGTCCGTAACTTTCTTGCCGGCAGGACGCACCGCCTATTGGACCGTTACGAGCTGGTTTACGAGCCTGCCGAATGGCTGGCGCGGAACGGTTGATGTCGGAACGCATACCCCCTATTGCGACAACGCGTGAGCAGCGCCTTACTGCTGGCTTACGTGCTGCCAGGCTGGCCATCGGCTGGACCCAGGGTGAACTCGCCGCTGCAGCTGGCGTCGGCACCGTCACCGTGGCAAGGATGGAATCAGGCCTGATGTCGCCCCGCCTGAGCACCCTCAGCAAGCTGCAAGACACCCTGGAGGCCGCAGGCGTGCTGATCCATGCCAACGATCCGCCGGGCGGGGCATCGTTAGTGCTCAGTCCCAAGGCAATCCTCGAAAGCCGTCGCCGCTATGAAGAAGCCCGCCGCCACCGCAGTCAGGGCCAGGGCGGCGACAATGTTTCAATTTGCAACAGCCCTGATGTGAGCACTCGGGTTGAGCACGCATGATGAAGGGGTCAAGGGCGGCGACGCCCACACCACCCCACCAGTCATGAAAGTCACCCGCTCTTCCACCATCGCTCGCGCCATACAGGCCGAGGTCGGCGGCAGCTTCCTTCACATCCTCGCCAAGGTTGCCGGCATTGTGCTGATGAACCCCACCTGGACCGACGAGGAAGTGGCTGGCGCCTACGCCACCATGCCTGAATAACGCTTACCGATCACCCCCACCCCACCCAACCATGACCACCCTCACCGCTTGCCCCGACAACGTGTGCCCGCAGGTCTGGGCCACGCTGCGCAACTTCCCCACTGCCGATGCTGCCCTGGCCAGCCTGGCCGCCAGCCGTTGGAGCACCGACAGCGCCGACGCCTTTCATGCCGAAGTGTTTGCGCACCCTGGCGGCTACAGCGCCAGGTTCGTTATTGACGGCAAGGTGTCCGGCTACCTTTGCCGCGTTTAGCCGGTAGCCTGCGGCCAGCCGGGTCGGCCCTCCCCGTAAGGGTGGGCGCCTCCGTAGTCATGTCAGGGGTGGCGTGGCTACCGGAGATGGAGGTATCGGAGGCCCGGTCCCTCTTTGTTTCGTTTTGCAACAGGCTCCTTTCGCTGTTCGGCGCAGCCCACGCATGATTCAGGTGTCAGGGGGCAGGGATGCCCCCACCACCCCACCCCAACCATGACCATCAACGAAGCCCTCAGCATCCTTGGCGAAGCTGGCATCGGCGTCATCAACAACCGGGCCGCTTTCAGCAGCAGCCGCCGGGGCATCCACGGCCGCCCCACATACCGCGTCTACCTGCCCGGCGCAGCCAAGCCCCAGGTCTGCACGCTCCGCCAAGTGCGCGAGCTGGCCATCGCGCAGCTCGGGTAGGGCCGGTCCCGGCCCACCTTTGTTTCGTTTTGCAACAGGCTCCTTTCGCTGCTCAGTGAGCTGCCTGCATGATTCAAGTGTCAGGGGGCAGCGACGCCTCCACCACCCCACCCCAACCATGAAAGCCACTCGTACCCTCGCCATTGCTCGCGCTATCCAAGCCGAGATCGGTGGCAACGTTCGCCGCATACAAGCCAAGGTCGCCGGCGTGGCCCTGATGAACCCCACCTGGACCGACGAAGAGCTGGCCTGCCACTTCGCCATTCATAACTGAGCCGCGCCTCAAGCCCATCGCACCCAACACGGCCCCCGCAATGTCTCAATACCAGTTGCCGACCCACTGGGCAGATGCCCTTCTCAACGACGACTGGGATGACCTGGACGATGGCGAAACTTACTCCCTAGCCACCTTCCTCCTGATCGAGGGCCTGGGCCGTTGCTTGGACTGTGACGGCAAGAGCGAATACACGGCAACGCATGACGCCGCGCTCTATGGCGTTTTGCCTTGCTGGTGTTCGGTATACGACTTTGACGAGCCCGAGCCCGAAGAAACCTGGGACAGCCACCCCAGTCTGACGGCTGAGCAACGGAACCCCACCCTGCGCTGAACTGCCTCATTTCGTTCTGCAACATCCGCCGATTTTTTCCTTTCGGCCGCCCGATGGCTCCCTGCATGATTCAAGTGTCGGGGCCATCGATGCCCCACAACCACCCCAAAGGAGCAACCCAATGACAACCACTACCGCACTCCCGGCCTGGCTGCCCGAAGCCGCTGGGCTCATTGCTAACGGCGCCAAGAAGGCAGACATCGCCAGCCAGTTCGGCACAACCCGTACCAACCTGCGGGCTCTGCTCAAGACCGCTGGCCTGTTTCAAAAGCCTGTGGCTGACGCCAACCGCGCCGCACGCCGCGCCGCCCGCAAGGCTGCAAAGGCTGACGCGCCTGCCGCCGCAACAGCCGACGCCAGCGCACCCGCCAGCGCCCCCATCACGGACCAGCTTGCCCAGTTACATCAGCTTGCTGAAAACCTCTCCGCCTACGACATGCGGTTGTTGGCCCGCAAGCACGGCATCAAGAAAACAGTTGACGGCAAGCCCATAGGCAGCGCCGCAAAGGCAGCAATCCTGGAAGCCGTGGAGATGGCCGCCCTAACTGCGGCCAACGCCTGACCCCTTCGGGCCCTGGGCGACCGGGGCCCAATCCACCCCACCTGCATCACACCCATGTACTTCACAACGCACGAAGCCACCGAGCTACACCTGTACGCCTCCAACGACAGCCGCTGCTACGAGTCATACCTGCTGCCGGCCCTGCAAAACCTGGAACGCAAGTGGCGCAAAGACACGTTCATCTACGACCTGGGCCTGCGTCTGCTTAGCCGTTACACGCTGGTGGCCATTGCCAAGCAATACCGCCGGGAGCACGGCGGTATCACTGACAACTGGAACAGGCTGTTCCCTGTTGCCGCCCGCCAAGAAGTGGCCGAAACGCTACTGGACAGCTTTGTCACCGAAATGCGTTGCGGCAACACCTACCTCACACCGCGCAAGGCATCGGGTAGCTACCGTGCAGGTGCCCGGCCTGCGTCCGCCACGGCGCCCAAGGCCTAAAGGCGCAACACCGCTGACGCGCCTGCAACAGCACTGACCTCGCAAAACCTCAACAGACCTCAGGGAACCTCAGGGAACCTCATGGAACCTCATGGAACCTCATGGAACTTCAATAGACCTCAAGGAACTTCAATAGACCTCAAGGATGTCCAGTCATGAGAGCTGCCCTTTGTGCTTCAGCAGCCACACGGATGTCGTTGAGTCGCGTTTGTGCAGCAACGGTACGCGCCGCCGCCGGCATAACTGCCTGCACTGCGGCCACCGCTGGACAGTTTGGGACGGTCAGCGTCCCAGCTTGGCTGCGATTGCTAGGCAAAAGATGAAGCCTCTCGGCCGCCAGAACACCGCCCGGCTTACGGCGGCACAAGTGCGGGTAGTCCTGCTGGCGCGGGACGTTACTCATTACGCAATGGCTAAACAGGTTGGCTTCAGCCCTGAAACCATTCGGCAGGTGCGTTATGGCGCCACTCATGCCAAGTTGCACCCTGAGATTGCCCGCTGGGCTCCACCAGCA